ATGATGGGCACCACGCGAGCTGGAAGAGCTCGTTCATTACGACCCTATTGAAGAGTGGTTGATCTTTTCCATGGCAATCGTGCGTACGCGAAACAAGTCTCTAGGGCAGTTTGCCTCAAAGACTGCGGAAACACGATTCCATCAACCAGGGGGAGCTTACCTTCCATGGGGCTTTGTTGCACCTTATGCAATAAAGGGTTCCTCAGGGTACATCCAAACAACAGATGTATCCGGAAACCTACGTGGTGATAATCCATTCGATTCTGAACGTCGCGAGCTTAAGCCCGGACGTTTGAATGGACTCATCACGTCACCCTCGGTAAGCTATGGTTACCAATACAGGTTCAATAATACCATCGTCGGGATCATCAATCCCTTAGATGCACGATTGAACTTTGCCTACGGTGGAGTACCCAGCGATTATATCAACAAGGTACTTGCTCGCGGCAATCCAAACCGACCTGATCTCGATCTTATGAACGCGATCTGGGAATTGAAGGACATTGCTCATTTACTGCATAAAGCAGTCAATTTGCATGGCTTCAAGCCTGGCCTCAAACCTAAGTATGAAACTACTGGAACCAAAGGTTCTGGTACTACTACTCAGGTTGGGTATCATCCACCTAAACCGGTGGATTATTATGGATACGCTGATCAAGCTGCTTCTGAAGCAGCTGGAGCAGGAGTCCAACAGGCGTTTGGATGGGGTCCGTTGCTTAGCGACCTCCAGAAAGTACTGGGGATTGCTGATGCAATTGACAACCGTCTTGGTAACTTGACCAAGTTAAAGCGTAAAGTGGTCACTGAGCGGTTTAAGCTTAGTGAGAAATCTACTGGTTCAACCAGTAGCTGGTACGCCGTTGATTCCATGGTTTATGGAACTTATGAGCGCCGATGCACACAACGTGTGTGGGCGATCAAACGTCATACCATTCACGCGGCACCTTATACGCCGCCTCCACGGTGGACTCGAAGTGATGCCTTTCATTTGGCATTTAACGACGATCCCACCATTACGCTCTGGAACTCACTACCTTGGTCCTGGTTAGTCGATTACTTCTTTGACGTGGGGACATTCCTCGCGGCAACTGGTAATCGGATACCGGGATACGCTGTTCAATCCATCTGCATCATGCAGGAGGACAAGACAGAGTTGGTAGGTACGTTCCAGAAGCTCCTTCCGGAGCCTTCAACTAAGAAGACTTGGTCTGGAGATCTCTCATATGTCCCGCTTAAAGCGAAACATACTCGCAAACAGCGATATGTTGAGAGTGATCCCTCCCCTCAGATTCCAAACCTGAAGTTCCTAGAACCTCAGCAATTTGAAAATCTGAACTTCCTTGTCACTGCGCTGTTCGCCAGAAATGGCGGTCGGCGCTACTCATAGTGACAATGCTCTTCAATCTCTACTGTAACTAGTAGTGTCCTTTAGAAAGACACACGTGTAACGAGTACATCACATGCTTGCAAACTCCTACGCCCTCACGTACAACGCTGAGGCCCTCACCCTGACTCGTGTGAATCAGGATGCCTACCGCTCCACCTATTTCGGCAAGATCTCGACCGATCGGGACGTACAGCTCGAAGTGAGCCATTCGTTTCCGAAAGATCGGACTGTGCCTGGTGTCGAATCGCATCTGGTGAAGATCACCATTAATTACTATTCCAACACTGACGGTAAGTTGATTCGTACCGAACGTGTCTGGACAGTAATCGAGACCCGGAATGGAATCCAGGTCGATGCTGCTTCGAAGTCGACCTATGAGCTCCTCACGGAGTTCATGTCGTCTGGTGTGCAGGATCAAGTTCTACGCCGGGAATCGTAAGATTACCGGTACTTGATAGATGTAGGGGAATGTTGCGTAACCCTTAAGAAAGGCTACCCAATATGTCCAACGTGAACAAGCATGTCGCCCTATCTCCTCTCTACGCGCTTCTCCGCGACGTAAAGAGAGAATTGCCGACATGCAACCATGTTTCTCTACTCCAAGACATGGAGATTCTCAAGAGGCGCGTAGCCTCTAGAGGTCTCACTGTCATCATGGATGACTTGCCAACTCTTGGCAAGCTTTACGATAAGGGTTTATCTTCCGAGTACTTTAATTGGAAGATGGTCCCCCACTCGCTCCGTGATGGAGATCGCTGTCTCTTTTCAGCGATTATAGAGTGGTCGTTCAGGAAGGAAGGGGCATTCATTGACCCCGACCCTACTGTCGTCTTTCTGACACGGTCTATCTTGTACCTCTTTAAGAAGGTTGAGATGGATGCGACAGATAAGGCGCGTCAGTCAGCTATTAACGATTTCGTTAGTACTGACAACGATTGCCGTTGGCCTAGTCTTCCCTGGAATGATGAGAACCCTCAGATTTTCGAGTCTGAGTTCTACTCAAGAAAGCAACTCGCTTTCTCCGAACTGGATGAAACCAGTCGTCTTCTCAGGATACTTGACTATGTTACCCGGTGGATCGTCCCTCAGTCACGTTATATTGACTGGGATGACTACAGACCAAAACATGGGCCCGGTGCGGTCTCTGACCTGTCAACTGGAGAGGATAAATACTCCTTTCCAAATTGGCCCCAGAAGTTATCCTGGGTATTCCCTCCGAACGGCTGGGCGAGTCACTTGCACGATAGTGCAGATGACAGCCTACCCGATAGTTGGGGAGTAACTCAAGCTTCGAAGCTTATGTGTGTCCCAAAGACACTATCGAAGCCTAGAGTTATTGCGTCAGAGCCAACAGCTAACCAATACTGCCAGCAGGCGGTCATGCAGTACCTTCGTACTAACATGACCGAATTCGGGCGGTGTATGGTTAATTTCCATGATCAGGAACCATCACGAGTACAGGCCTTATCGGCCTCGAAACATGGTGATAGAGCAACTGTCGACTTGTCGGCAGCCTCCGACCGCTTAACATGTTGGGTTGTTGAACGATTCTTTCGTCACAACACCGACTTGTTGTTTGCACTGTATTCCTCTCGGACTACAGCTGTAGATTGCGGTCCCGATCATGGGACTATCCATCTGAGCAAGTTTGCCGCGATGGGTAGCGCTGTTACTTTTCCTGTTCAGTCTCTTGTATACGCAGGTGCTGCTCTAGCAGCTGTGCTATATGAGAGAGGACTTGAACCTGAAGAGTGCAGTTATCAACGGATGGCTGATGCCACCATTGATATCCAGGTGTTCGGGGATGATATCATTATCCCC